GCCGCACCTCAAAAGGGAGGCGATATATCGTGCCACCTCGTCGTGACCGCCACGCCCGGCTGCAGATCCCGCGTCGGTTCCAGCTGCACGGCCACGAGGTCACGGTGCGGATCATCCCGCGCACCCGCTGGCCGCACTCGATGGATACCGTCGGGATGTACGACCCGACCCGTCACCGCATCGACCTGCGGGGCGATCTGGGCGACACCGAGCTCCAGCAGGCCTTCTGCCACGAGTGGACGCATGCTTTGCTCTGCGAGATGAACCACCCGCTCAATCACGACGAAATTTTCGTGGACAACCTGGCGTCCTTGTTGCACCAGTCCAGCACGACATTTTCCACGACTAAAAAATGACCCCCAGGCGGCACCTAATCATCCCCGACGCCCAGATTAGGCCGGGCGCCAACACAGAGCATGTTGACTGGGCGGCGCGAGCGATCGTCGAGTACCAGCCGGATGTCATCGTCTGCATCGGCGACTGGTGGGACTTCCCGTCGCTAAACTCGCACAACGAACCCGGCTCCGAGGAGCTCGAGGGCACCCGATACCAGGAGGATGTCGAGGCCGGCAACGAGGCATTCCGGCGCCTGTGCGCGCCCATGCAGGCCGAGATTGACCGGCGCATCCGGGGCAAGCGCAAGCACTGGACGCCGCGTAAGGTGTTCGTGCCCGGCAACCACGAGGCCCGCGCCGACCGTGTAGCAAAGCGCGAGCCGAAGTGGCAGGGCACCATCGGCTCGCACAACTGCCAGACGCTCGACTGGGAGCGCCCGAAGTTCCTCGAAATTGTCGAAATCGACGGCATCAAGTATTGCCACTACTTCCCTAACCCGTTCTCGGGGCGCCCCATCGGCGGCACCATCACGAGCCGCCTCGGGCATATCGGGTCGAGTTTCGTGCAGGGCCATCAGCAGGGGTTCCTGTACGGGTCGAAGCAGTACCCCGACCATGTGAAGCACGGCTTGGTCTGCGGGCGCTTCTACATCGACCACGAGGGCTATCGGCCCGAGGATGTGCAAAGGGCGGAGTGGTCTGGCATCGTCGTGCTGAACGAGGTGCGCAACGGCAACTACGACCTGATGCCGCTCTCGATGGACTACCTGCGCCGCAAGTTCGGCTGACCGCCGCGCGGCCTAGGCTAACGCTCCCTCGGGTCCACGCCGGCCAGCATCGAGGCGTACCAGAGCATCTTCTTGGCGTCCTGCTCGACTGAATCCTTCAGCCCCAGGCGCCAGTTGTACTTCGCCACCTGGCCGCGCAGGTACCCGCGAAACTCCGTCGGCGAGAGCTGCGCCTCGATGGCGTCGATGCACTCGATCTCGCCGGCCCTGTAGTGGGCCGGGTTAATGGGGTCGCTCATGTCATCACCTCAACGAGAAGCGCGCAGAACAGCAGGATGCCGATCGCCGCGATGACGGCATCGCGCAGCAGCCGAAAGAAGGCGTCAAAGTCAGGTGGTTTTTCCATCTTCCCCTCTCTCCGCGAGCGCGGCGTCAAGCACGGTTATCGCAGCCCGGATTGGGCGCAGCGGTTCACACTCATCACAATCCGAATCGCCGCAGTCTGTGTCGGCGAAGCAGACCAGGAAATACAACTCTGAGCGCATCCGCTTAACGACGGCGCGGGGCAGAGTGATGTCGCTCACGGCTTCACCTCCCGCGCCTTGAGCATCGCGTCGGCGTAGCGGTACGCGCATTCCGCTACGGACGCATGGCAGAATTTGTCGCTAGTGTATTCGAGGCCCATCCCCGCCAACGCCTGCCCCGCGAACCAGTCGCGCAGGGTCATGCCGTACTCCCAAGAGTTTGGGTGCATCGGATACGCCGGGCCGCCGTCGTTAATTTTGCTCATCGCTGCCTCTCCTGTTGTTTCGGCCCCGCACACTCGCCCGCCCACATTCGGGCGCAGCGGCCATCCACCATGCAGTCGGGGTAGCCGCAGCCGGCACGCTGCCCGCGCAGCCGCTCGAGCTCGGCGCCGTACTCGGCGCACCGCTCCATCAGCTCCTTCACCTTCGCCCGGTACTCTGACTCCGAGTGCGCGCGCGCGAGCCATTCCCTGTCCCAGTCGTCGAGTTCGATGGTCACTCTGAATCCTCCGCGCTGTGCCACTCATTCTGCCGGCGCAGAAACTTGGGCCACTCTAGCGCCGTCGTGAACGACCGATCCTCGATGAGCACATGGTTCGTCGGCTGCGCCGTGTACCGGCCGTTCTCGAGCTGCAGGAAATAGAACTCCTTGCTCTGCTCTGGGGCTGCGCTGAATGCGTCGCCGACCGGGGCCAAGGTGAAGAGGTACATCCCGCGGCGCTCCGACTTGTCCTGCAAGCGCACGCGGCAGTTCATGCTCTGCAGGAACGGGTATTCGATGGTAGAGAACTGGTACCCGTAGCAGTCCCAGGTCGCGGCCTGCGCCGGCGTCCACGGCTCGTCAACATCATTGCTAGACGCGAGCTGGTGCAGCGGCACGTTGCGGTAGACCGCGCCGCATTCAAGCAGCACGTGGCAGCCGAAGGCGCGGCCGGGGAAGCTCGTGAGCCCAAACCAGACCGCCCGCAGCCAGCCGTGGTCTCCGATCGCGTTGGGCTCGACCCAGACATACTGGTGCGTGGGCAGCGGGCCGGCGTGTGTGTGTAGCGTCATAGTAGGGTACCGGCTGTCTGGACGGGGCCGGGCTCCGAGTAGGGGTTTGCCAGACTCAAGGGTGGATGATTACGCCGCGCGCTTCTTCAGCCTCTCATTCAGGTCGTGCAGCGCCCGCAGGTGCAGGAACGCCGGCCACGCATCATCGTCCAGGGACGGGTAGAAGTGGTGGCCGAAGTCGCCGTTCTCCTTCGAGAACCGCAGCAGGTGGTACCCGCCGTCGATTCGGCTCCCGGTCGTCTCCTCGTAGGCCTTAGCGTAGGCCGCCAACTGACACAGCATCTCCGGCCACACGCTGTTCGAGGTCTTGAAGTCCCCGAGCACGAGCTTGCCGTCGAGCTTGCCGATGAAGTCCAAGGTGCCACCGTACCGGTGCGCCTCAGATATCACCTTCACCTCGCAGTCGATGATCTCGAGCTGCGTGCCCTTGCACCAAAACTCGAACGCCGAGTACGCCGACGATGCGCGCGCGCGGAACGACACCGGGTCGCTGACGGTCTCGGCGGCGATGCTCTTCTCGAGCACCTCCACCGGGCTACCGCCCTTCACCCAGGCCTCGCACATGGCGTGGACGCACGTCCCGATGGCGAGGATGTCGTTTCCCTCGTAGAGACCGCCCGGCGCGTCCTTGCCCTGCCCCTCCAGCAGCCCGTGCTCGCGGCCCTGCTTGTACGCCCAGTTGATGAGCGCCCCGGGGTCCTTAATCTTGAGGACCGTTGTCACCGACGGAATCTTCTTCCCGTCGGCTGCCTTGTACCCTTGTCGTGGCGTGGGCATGGTCAGAACGTCAGGTCGTCGTCGGCGAAGTCCGACGCCAGCGCCGCGGGCGCGGCGGCAGGCTTCGGGGCCGCCTTCGGCGCGTCGACGATGCGGGCGGCGATCTTGTCCTGCATCCAGCCCGGCAGCTTGTCGAAGAGTGCGCCGTTCGGCTCGTCGGTCGAGTACACCAGCGCCTCGCCCTCCATCACCGGAGCCGGGATTGCCTTCGGCAGCGGCATGATGGACGTGAGGTTGGCGTATGTCCGGTCGCCCTTCACGCTGTGCGTGATGTTGATGAACGCCGGCTTGCCGCAGATCTTCGAGAGGTCGAACTTCTTGAGTTCCTCCGGCGTAAACGCCCGGCCGCGCCACGAGGTCAGCAGCGCGTAGAGCGTGCTCTTCTCGTTCAGCGAGAGGCCGACGGTGCGCGAGATGACCGCCGGCAGGCTCTTGGTCTCGCCGTCCTTCGTGATCTCGACCCGGATCTCCGGTATCTGGAACCGCAGCACCACCGTGCGCTTCGGCGCAAACTGGCCGCCGGGTGACGGCTGGACGCCAAGGTCCACCACCATGTCGCAGACCGCTGCATACGCACCCGCCTCGATGGGCTTGCGGGGCTCGAAACTGCCGCCAGAGGCGGCGCTAACGTAAAGGCTCATCACTTCGTCTCCTGTTGTTGTGAATCAACTCTTCGCACTTCGATCACGCCGTCGTGACCTGTAAAAATTGAAAGGCCGCTGAACCTGAGCGCCTGCGCCAACTCTCCGACGCTGACGCCGCAGAGTCGCGCGCGGGTCGGGGCGGTGACGCTCGCGGCGTCTACTCGCAGACCCATCGTCCGCTCAAGGCTCTTGTAGAAGTTGTCGACCGGGGCGCTCATACGAACCACCGCGAATACTTGCCCGGCTGCACGACGCGCGCGCGGATGGTCGGGTGCGGCAGCCGCTCGCG